CTTGCCGCAGCATTTAACGACTACGGAGTGAACAAGTCGCTGGCCGAGTACATCATAGGACAGTTCGAGCAGGCCGACTTCCCTATGTCAGAGATCCGGACCACCATCAACTCTGCCTACAGCCACACGGCTAAGTTCGGCACCAAGTACTACGAGGATACCGGGAGGGTGTCACAACTAAAAAAGAAGATAAAGGACGGAGCGTCACCTAAGCAGATAAAGTCAGAGATGACAGACATCCCGGAGGAGGTTATAGATGCCGTCATAGAGAAGATAGACAGCCAGACCAAGAGGTTCTGGACCAAGAACGACAAGGGTGCCGTGAGCATAGTTCACAACCTGTTCAAGGAGTTCTTGGAGGACAACGGCTTCTACAAGTTCTACCCGGAGAACAGCAAGACGTTCAACCTTGTAAAGGTCACCAACAACCTGATAGATAATACATCGGAGGACGAGATCAAGGACTTTATACTGTCGTACCTTGAGGACATGGACGACCTCTCAGTGTACAACTACTTTGCCGATAAGACACGGTTCTTCAAGGAGGACTTCCTATCCATGCTAGGATCCGTGGACGTGTACTTCGTGGAAGACACGACCGACACTGCCCACCTTTACTACAACAACTGTGCTGTTAAGGTTACAAAGGACAGGGTTGAGATTATCGACTACATCGACCTTGACGGATACATATGGAAGGAACAGGTTATCGACAGGGACTTCGCCATATGTGAGGTTACAGAGTGCGACTTCAAGACCTTTGTATCGAACATCTCCGGTGACGACAAGCAGAGGGTTAGGTCTGTCGAGAGTACCATAGGATTCCTTATGCACGGATACAAGAACCCGGCATACTGCCCTGCGGTTATACTTAACGACGAGGTGATCAGCGACAACCCTGAGGGAGGAACCGGCAAGGGGATCTTTGTTAGGTCGATATCTAAGCTCAAGAGGACCGTCTACATCGACGGAAAGTCGTTCAACTTCGACAAGTCGTTTGCGTATCAGACCGTAGATGTCGGTACCCAGGTGCTCTCTTTCGATGACGTTAAGAAGCACTTCGACTTTGAGAGGCTGTTCAGTGTTGTTACAGAGGGTATCACGGTTGAGAAGAAGAACAAGGACGCATTCAACCTATCGTTTAGGAAGTCTCCAAAGATTATCATTACAACCAACTATGCGGTTAGGGGTAAGGGTAACTCGTTCGAGAGACGTAAGTGGGAGCTTGAGTTCAAGCAGTTCTACAGCAAGGAGTTCACGCCTTACGTTGAGTTCGGCCGGATGATGTTCGACGACTGGGATGAGGAGGAGTGGTGTAAGTTTGATAACTACATGATCAACAACCTTAAGTCGTACCTTTCAACTGGACTGATAAAGAGTGAGTTTGTAAACCTTAAGGTCCGCAAGCTGTCAGCAGAGACGTGCCACGAGTTCATCGAGTGGTGTGGGATTGTTGACGGAGACACCACCAACGACAGGATGAAGATCGGAGAGGTTATGTACAAGCAGGACCTGTACCTTGACTTCATCATGGACAACCCAGACTTTGCACCTAAGGCCAAGATGACCATCAGCAGGACTCTGTTCTATAAGTGGCTCGTGTCTTACGGAGTGTATGTAACCGGTGTGGCACCGCTCGAAGGAAGGGACTCTAACGGCAGATGGATAAAGTTCGTGGCCAAGGAGGGAGAGACGCACACTAACCCTGAGTTTAAATTTTAATTATGATAGATCCAGACGACTTCAGGTGGGCGATACAGAATGACTGGCAGGTGTACATCAAGCCCTACGGAAGTGGGGCGTACATAGCCGTCAGGAAGGGAGGCATAACTGCGTGTGGTAAGGACTACCACTACGACAGGGTGACAGGGATCGAGTTCTACTCAAGAGAGAACGTAGGCAAGGTCTACTACAAAACAATTCAAAAGGCAATGGATAAGTTGCCAGAGGTTTATAAATACTTAAGATATGGAACAGATATTAGTAAGAAGTAGTTACGACTATGACTACAAAAAGGTAGGAAACTCGCACGAGTTGTACTACTCAAACAACCCTGAGTGGATGGACAGCGGTAAGATTGCCATGCACGTGGTCGACGACGGTAACGGCATGGACGTGTTTATTGATGGCGAGAGTCTAATACGCCTAGACTACGACACGGCGGAGCAGCTTATGATACTTCTAAAGCTTATAAACAGAGACTCTTCGTACGAAATAATAACAGAAAAAAAGCAGTTATGATAATCGGGATAGCAGGCCGAATGGGATCCGGGAAGGATACCGTTGGTAAAATCATTCAGTACTTGACACTCGGAGAGGAGTTCGCTAAAACTAATGCAGACATTGTTGCAGACATGGAGCACGATTGGTACTGTGCTAACAAGTCTAAGTTTCAGATTAAAAAGTTTGCCGGTAAGTTGAAGCAGGTGGCGTCACTGATAACCGGTGTTCCGGTAGAGATGTGGGAGGACCAGGAGTTTAAGAAAAAGACTTTTAAACAATTAGTAGAAGAGGGTTATATATCACAAGAGTTACTAAATACTTTAACAAAACCTTAACATAAATGTTATAGAATTTCTACAATATATAACATATATTTGTAGTATGAAATCAGGTATATATAAAATTACAAATCCAGAAAATCAATACTTTTATATTGGTAGTTCTTATGATATAAATAATAGATGGAGAAAACATTTAGAAAGATTAACTAAAGGTAATCATCCAAATATACATTTACAAAGAGCTTATAATAAAAAAAGTATTGATTTTTTGTTAACTGTTGTAGAATACTGTTCTGTTTCTGAATTAATAGAAAAAGAGCAGTATTACATCGATACACTATTACCCCAATATAATATCTGCAAAGTTGCAGGTAGTTCTTTAGGTGTGGTAAGAAGAGAAGAAACTAAACAACTTTTAAGAGATATAAACTTAGGTAAAAAACAATCTAAAGAAACTATTGAAAAAAGAAGACAAAAATTAATTGGTAAAAAAAGAACAGATGATGTCAAAAAAATATTATCTGAAAATCAAAAAGGTAAAAACAATTCATTAATTAAAAGTGGTGTTGGATTTGATAAACAGATAGAAGCAATGAAAAAAGCAAATACTGGTAAAAAAAGAGATAAATCAGTAGGGGAAAAAATAGCTAAAAAATTATCAAAACCTGTTTTACAATTTGATTTAAACAATAATTTTATAAAAGAATGGCAGTCAGCTAATCAAATAGAAAGAGAATTAGGATTTTACAATAGTTTAATTAATAGAGTTTGTTCAGGTAAGAAAAATAGCCAAGGTAACATTGCTAAAACAGCCTATGGCTATAAATGGAAATTTAAAAACTAAAAAAAATGATAACAGAAAATACAACAATACGTGAGTTTTTGCAAGCTCTTGGAACTGAATGTTTAAGAGATAATTTATCTAAAAATATTTGGACAGCTGCTTTGTTTTCTGACTACCACCCTATAACAAATAAGACAACAGACGAGTTATTTATGGAACAATTCTTAACAGGAAAATCCGAGGTCACTTTCAATTACCCATCGTGGTGCATAACAGACATGAGGTTTCCTAACGAGATGAAGGCTGTAAAAGAAAGAAAAGGAGTCACTATTAGAGTTAGTAGAACAGGTATTCACACACCAAAGATAGAAGACTTGCACCCAAGTGAAACAGCCTTAGACGATTGCGAGTTCGACTATCATATAGATAACTCAGGCACTATAGAGGATCTTATAGAAAAGGTTAGAGAGATACTTGTTAATGAAAAACTATTATAACTCATGAAAAACACTTATAAAAACAGGTACGGTGATACTTTTACGTTCACGCTGGACGACAACGGCGACATACTCTGGGAAGGAAACTTTGAGTTCCACCGTATAGGATACCCTAACGACTACACCAAGGCCTACAGTGCTTATCTTCAGGATCGTGAAGGATCTGATCCGGAGATGCTACTCTCCTTAGAGGAGTTCAAGCGAGACGTTCATGAGTACCAGGAAGACAGGTACCTGTACCCGGAGTACGTGAAGCTGGTTGAGTCTATGCCGTATATCATAGATATGGTGGATCCGTCAGGAGGGCCATACATAACAAGAGGATCTAGCTTAGACGGATTTGGATTTAATGGATACACCGTAAAACAATTCGAGCCAATACCTACAGGATACAAGATAATTACTCATAAGTGCGATCATTGCGGACTACCGGCAGGAAGACACAAGATGAGTTGCAGCACCATGAAAATAACCGTGTTCTACGAACAAATGGAGAAGGAGATTCACCAGAATAGGAGTAACTTAAACGAGTGATTATGAAACTACGTGATTACCAAGTAGATATAGCTAATAAAGGAGTTAATATACTTAAATCAAAAGGGATAGTATATTACGCTTTAGAAGTACGTTTAGGGAAAACGAGCACATCTCTAGAGACGTCAAGACTCTTCGGAGCCAAGAGGGTTCTATTTCTTACAAAGAAGAAGGCAATATCATCTATAGAGAACGACTACATCAACTTCGGATACGACAAACACTTTGATTTGTTTGTTCATAACGACGAGTCGATGCACAAGATAGACGGCAAGTTTGACTTAGTGATTCACGACGAGCATCACCGCTTCGGATCATTCCCGAAGCCAAGCCTTGGTGCCAAGACATTCAAAAAGATGTTCGGTCACCTTCCGGTTATACTACTCTCAGGGACACCTAGCCCGGAGTCGTACTCTCAGTTCTATCATCAGTTCTGGTGTAGCGGGTACTCTCCGTTTAAGGAGACGACGTTCTACAAGTGGGCAGCTAACTACGTGAATATCAAGACAAAGCACCTAGGATACGCAAAGGTAAACGACTACAGCGACGCAGACATAGACAAGATTATGAGTGTGATAAGGCCGTACATGATAATGTTCA